AGTTGACGAAAACAATCAAGACCAAAATCAAAAATAAAATCTGGGATTAGACTAAACGCATAAAGTTTGCTATAATATCTCTTGAGGGCTACCAAGACAACCTCGTTAAAAACTTGGAAGGTCGGAGTTATCGCTCTCTTAAAAGCGAATGAGTTATAGGAACTCTTCAAAACCTATGGATAACGAATTTGAGAAGGAAAACTCTCTAAACCAAGACGATGAGCTTGAGTCTTACATAGAAAGCTCCGCAGATGAAGACGCTTCCGCTTCATCTGATGATTCCACGCAAGTGGCAGCTTTGGAGGAAAAGGTCAAAAAACTTGAGAGCGTAAATAAACAACTTTACGCTCGCCTCCAGAAAATGAAGGAAGCAACTTCAAAGGTCGTTGAGCCTCAAGACGACAAGGACTTTAAACAGAAAATTGAGTTTGCCATCTTTCACGGGAAAGATTTAACCAAAGAAGAGATGGAGGAGGTTTTTGCCTACGCAAAAGCCAAAAACATCTCTTACGATGAGGCGTTAAAATCTCCCGTCATCTCTACTTATCTTGAGAAGTCAAGAGAGCAGAGAAGGGCAGAGCAAGCTCAAGTGGATGTGGAGTCTGGCAGGTCTGATGTTGAAAGGAAATACACGGACGAGCAGCTCCGGTCTATGTCTCTTGAGGAATTGAGAAAGATTATCCCGAAGTAGAGATAGTTCTTTACCAAGTTCTTTACCAAGTTCTTTGACAAGGGCTATCTCTTATAAGGGATAGTCTCGGCATATGGCTTCATTGACAACTTCCCTGACCAACCTGATGCAGAACTACTACGACAGGGTTTTCTTGGAAAGAGCGAAGGCGGAGTTGGTGCACGATGTTGGGGCTCAAAGAAAAACCATCCCGTTAAACAGTGGTAAAACCATTGTTTGGAACAGGTTTTCGCCCCTTCCTGTCGTAACCACCCCGATTACAGAATCCGACTTTATTCCTTCTGCCGTGGATATGACGACAGCCCAAGTTTCAGCCACGCTGGCTGATTATGGGAACTGGACCAAGGTTTCTGGGCTGTTCAAGCTCACTTCTCTTGATGAGAATCTTCAAGAGCACGTGGAGGTTCACGGCCAGAACGCTGGAGAAAGCTTGGACGCTCTTATCCGAGAGGAACTCTTTGCCGGTGCGACTGTTCAGCTGGCTGGCGGTAAGAGCGCCCTTACAGCCATCGCCGCTACCGATGTGCTGACTGGCGCCGAGATTAGGAAAGCCGTTCGAACCCTTAAGAAGAATAAGGCGCAAAGGCACCCGAACGGATACTTCTACGGTATCGTTCAGCCTGACACGGCTTATGACTTAATGGGTAACACCGAATGGCTTGACGCTTACCGCTATACCAGCCCTGACAACATTCAAGCTGGATTGCTTGGTAGACTGCACGGGGTTGAGTTTTACGAGACAAATCAGGGTAAGACCGAGTCTTCCAACACAACCGTTTACAGCAACTTTATCTGCGGCAGAAATGCCTACGGCACGGTTAGCTTGGAGGGTCAGCCCGGTTCTCGTATCTACGTGAAGCAACCCGGCTCTAATTCTACCGACAATCCTCTTGATACGTTCAGCACGGTTGGTTGGCGAGCGACATTCGCTACCAAAGTTCTTAATGGGAGCTGGGTAGTGAATATAAAGACTGGTGCTACTGCGTAAGTAGCATAGTCTTGAGTCCATCGGACGGGAAAGTCTCTGCGAACCCGCCCGATGGTGCAGAGACCTCAAGACTGTGCAGAAAAGAACTATCTCTTGCTTTTAAGAAGAATTAAAAATATGAAAGTCATACCCGACTTTGAGAACGAACTAAAACAAATAGACCCTAACTTCAGCATTCGGGTTAACCCTCAATACCCGGAAATGGCTGGGGTTTATTGGAAGCATCTTTATATTTGCGGGCTTCCGTCGGGAGAAATTTTTGACGATAAAAAAGACTTCTATGTGAATACGGCGGGCTTGACTCATCGCACCCGCCCGCAGGTTTTAGCGATTGTGACGGACTACCTCCGCCGAATAAAAGGAGAAAAGGGCTTTTTGGAGAGCGAAATGAGCTTTAATGAGAAGGAATAAGATTCTGCTTATCTACACGGACTGGGCGATAAATGAAACGAGAAAAAAGTTTAATCTTTTTGGCGGCATTGGATATTATCGGATTATTAAGCCCGCCCAATATTTAAGAGACTATTTTGACGTAGAGGTAGTCGGGAAAAATCTTAATCAGTTTGGCTCAACCGCCGAGCAGGTATGGCGGGAGGTTTTTAATCAATTTGATTTGGTGATATCGAAATACGGGGACAATCCCAACTCAATGGTTCCCCTGCTTTTCTTTGCCGATTACTACCAGAAGCCCCTGATTATTGATATTGACGACAATATATACGATATCCCCGATTCTAACCCCGCCAAGAAAGAGCTTGCATCCGGTGGCGGTTTAACGATTAGAGCTTCCTACTCTTTGGCAAGGGGGCTTTTTGTCTCAACCCGCCCCTTAAAAGAAAGAACAGAAAAACATCTTAAAGAAGTGCACGGGATTAAGAAAGATATTTTTGTTTTACCGAATTGCAACGATTATTTAGATTGGCTTTTCCCCGCAGAGAAACACAGCGAAAACTTAATTATCGGTTACGCGGGCTCTATCACCCACGATGAAGATTTGGAAATTATTATTCCCGTAATGAACAAGATTTTTGAGAAATATCCTAATGTGCGGTTTCATTTGATTGGCACGATTAGGCAAGAGAGGCAAGGCGAATTTAGGGCGAGGTTTGGCCAATATGCTGACAGGGTAAAAGTGGATCTTGGAACTCCCGCGTTTATATTTTATCCCCGCTATTTAGCGGAACAGGGTTTTGATATTGGGTTAGCCCCGCTGGCAGACAATCCCTTTAATGTTTGCAGGTCTCATATTAAATGGATGGAGTATGCAATGTATAAAATACCGACCGTTGCTTCGAGAGTTTATCCCTACTCCGAACCGATAGACGGAATTAAAACAATTCAAGACGGCAAGACTGGATTTTTGGCGAGCAATGAGAAAGAATGGATTGAAAAGTTAAGTCTTTTGATAGAAAACCAAGATAAGAGAACGAAGATTGGGCAGAACGCCTACGATTATGTAAAAGACAGGTGGCAGTATAGAGACAATATCAAGAAATGGGTCAAGGCGATTAAGCATTTTTTGTGATATCCCTGAGGCGAGCGATGGCTTGAACTTGACAGTTGATTGGATTGCGTTATAATGAGGGCAAGAATGCCGACGAGCATCCCGTCGGCATTTTTTATTGAGTATGCAATTATCCGACCCCACGAACAACAACGGCATAATTCAGAGAGCGTATTTCTACGCTTTCGGGGATAGTTTAGACCATTCCGCCGATTGGCCCCTTAAAGATGTGGTGGCTTTAGCCAATGACTGGGTGCGAAGAATAGCGACTTGGATTTGGCAGACAGACTTAAGCTGGCAGTTTGATGACAGCAATTATTCCACCCTGCCCGAAGCGACAACGAATTTAGTGGCTAACCAAAGAGATTATGGCTTGCCCTCTACCGTCTTGAAGGTGGAGGGAGTATCGGTAAAAGACGCGGCGGGGAATTGGTATCCCTTGAAGCAGATTGACCGGGAGGAGGTCCAGCGGCAGGGAGTTGACTTGGAAACTTTGTATCAAAATCCTTCCCGCCCTGTTTACTACGATTTGGTGGGCAACACCGTCAAGATTTATCCCGCCGCTGATAATGGGGTAAGCGTTACGCTTTCCGGAGGTTTGAAAATTTTTCTTCAGCGAGACACCACCAACTTTAGCGTCCCCGCTTCTTATACCACAGCCGATACCACAACGCCCGGCTTCCCCTCTGTATTTCACGATTTAGTGCCGATGGGAGCGGCTTATGATTATCTGTCGGCTAACGATATTCAGCGAGCGAATAATTTGTTTGCGAGGATACAGGCGGAGCGGCAGGATTTAGCGGATTTCGTTTGGGCTAGAAACAAGGACAAAAAGGTCAGATTGCGAGCGGCATATTCCAATTTTGAGTAATGGCTACTTGGACTTTTCAAAACAAGAATACGGCGAGCTGGACAGAGACTGCCAAAATTGTTTACGCAGACCTGCTCTTGCTGGAGAGCGGGGATAGAATTCTGCTGGAGAGCGAAGATAGGATTATTTTGGAGCAGTCGGTAACGAGCTACAGCCCTACTTGGAACTCGGTAACGCGTTATAGCCCTACTTGGAACTTCACGAATAAATCTTAATTATGGCTGACCAAAAGATATCACAACTTACAGCTCTTAATACTCCGGCGGATGCCGATGTCCAGCCGATAGTTGATACCGCCGCTACGCAGACGAAAAAGATAACTTGGGCCAACATTAAGGCGGCCCTAAAGACTTATTTTGACACTTTATATGGCAATGTTTCCGGCCCAGCCTCTTCTGGTAATAACAATATTGTTTTATTTGATGGCACGACCGGCAAGCTAATCAAAGACGGCGGCAAGGGTTTGCCAAGCGGAGCGGTTGTCGGCGATACGGACAGCCAAGCGTTGAGCAATAAGAACATCCTCACGAGCGAGAATGCCCAGACAGGCACGGCTTATACTTTAGCTTTAGCCGATGCCGGTAAATGCGTAACGATGAATAATACGGCGGCCAATACCGTGACCATTCCGCCCAATTCAAGCGTGGCGTTCCCGGTAGGAACAAAAATTATGATTACGCAGTTAGGGACTGGAGCGACAACAATTGCCGCTGGGTCGGGGGTAACTCTAAACGCTCCCGCAAGCGTTTCGACTAACATCAACGAACAGTATGGCTCACGGGTGATATGGAAAAGGGCGACGGATACTTGGCTCCTAATCTAAAGCAATGAAGAAGTTTCAAGTAGATACGGGCGGAACGCTGACAACTGGGCTTGTGGCGTATTACAAGCTGGAGGATACGACCGATTTTTGGGGCACGAATAATTTGACGGGCGTCTCAAATCCGTCGTTCCAGTCAGGGAAAGTCAACAACGGGGTAAGTTTAGATGGCTCCACGAATTACCTCACAACTGCGAGCACGATTACTCCCGTCACCAATTTTTCTATTTCTGTATGGGTCAAAAAAGCTGGCACAACGGCGTCTCAAGCCGTAATGGGGCAAGAAGTAACTGTGGGTTATATTTTTGATTTTGAAACTAATGTCAATGATTGGCTTATTTTTGTTGGCGCAGGAACGGGGACAGAACAGGTTAGCTTTGCTGGGGGACCTAAAACGGATTGGACGGGGATTTGGCGACATCTCGTTCTCACCAAATCAGGAACTACCATAGAACTTTTTATTGACGGCGTATCAAAGGGAACCCAGACCCTGTCCCAGCTTGCAAGCATTACAGAAGTCGGCAGAGGACAGTCCAATAAATGGGGAGGAATGATTGACGAATTGGGTATATGGAATAAGGTGCTTTCCGCCACCGAAATTGCCGACCTTTACAACGGAGGTGCTGGGCAGACGATGATTGAAGCTGTGGGGGGAGTCGCCCGTCGAGGATTGATTATGAGTATGTAATATGGAGCAGGCAATTTTAGGGGAAATAATAAAATTTGGCGGCGGAGCGACTATCCTCGTTGCCCTTTATTTTGTTTTGAAAGAAATTGCCGTAATTGCCAAAAGCCGTAACGGCACTTCCGCCGCCATCGAGAGTTTGCGGAAAGAACTTCACAACGACATTCGCCACGAACTGGACAGATTATGGCAGACGGTGGATAGGTTGAGCGGAGAAGTTAACCAGATAAATGTGCGTTTAATTAAGCTGGAGAGTAAACAAAAAAATGGCGGACAAGGTTAAGCTTATTAATTCTTTTTTTGGCGGCATTGTGCGTGATGATAAATCACGGATTGCTGGAGCTCACTTTAACATCGAAGAGGTGGACATCTGGAGCAACCAAGATTATGTGCAGGCAGAGCAAATAATGAGCGCCGATACCCTCCCTTCAGGCAGCGAAATTTACGCCTATGATGTGGGGGAAGACGATATTCTTTACGCCTACGGCAAGGAGACAGCGACCAATAAGGTGAGGCTGTTTAGCGTGGCGGATGGAGGCAGTGATAATCCTGGTGATTTTACGACCCTGTTTACCTCTGCCGATACCACGAATTTAGCCACAGCTCTTTCCGATATTAAGTTTCATCGCACCTCCGAAACAGGAGGAGGCAAGTTTCTCTATTATGTGGCTGGAGCGGGGTCTTCTTGGGTGTTAAAAAGATATGACATTACCGCAGCTACCGAAAGCACGGTTGGCAACTTAAGCGGCTTTATCAGCTCATTCCGCCCCGCGATGAAGCGCTTTTTTGGCGAACTATATATTTGTCACGGGCAATATGTGGCCAAAGTGGATGATGACGGCGTGTTTGTCGAAAAAGCCTTTACCCTGCCCAATTCTCAAGTAGCGATTGATATTATCCCCGTGTCCGATGTGGCAATTATCCTCGCTCGCAACATTAACCGTAAAGTCAACGAGACAATGGGGTATTGGTGGGATTTGGAGAGCGCTACCCAGTTTGACGACCAGTTTAGAATTCCGATGGGAGGCGGGCAATGGATAGTTAACTGGAAGGAGAAAATTATTGTATTCTGCGCCATTAACGGGGTGGGCAAGTTTTATGTTTTGTCGGGCGCTTTTCCCGGCGCCCAGCCGTTAGAAATGCCGGGCAGACTGCTAACTAATTTGGCGGCCGAGACTTCAACTCAACCCATCTCGTCTCCTAAAATGGTGGCGCAGAAGGATGGTATTTTATACTTTGGCCTTTACAAAACAGATAAAACGGGGATTTACGCGCTGGGGCAAATAGATGCTAACGCCCCGATAGCGCTTATTCTTTCGAAAAGATTTTCTACCACCGATTACGCTAACCACAAGCCAATTGCTCTTCTTATTCACGGCCCAAACTTTTACGGCGCTTATAACGATACTGCGGGCAATTTAATTAGCCGATGCGAGAGTAATAATTCTCCCGCCCGCTCCTCAAACGCTGTTATCGAAACATTGTGGATTGATTTTGACGCCCCTCTTCAGAAAAAGAATTTAACCCGCGCCTATCTTACTTCCTACCCCCTGCCTTCTGGCACGTCTTTAAGCCTGTCGGTAGCGAGCGATTATTCCTCTTCTTATACCGCAGTGAAGAGGGCAGATAATTCAGTATTTAATTCGGCGAACGGATTATTAGGCTTGTTCCGCCCAGCCGCTTTTCAAAACAAGATGGTATTTAGGGCAAAGGTGTCCTTTACGAGCTCTGGGACCAATAGCCCTAAATTAACAGGCATTGGTTTAAGGGCGCAGATTAAGCCTATTGAATAATTATGGCAGAGCAAGAGGAAGTAAAAATTGAAACAAATGAGAGGGTAAGCCCGATTGAGGAGTTAAGGCAGAGGATTGACGAGCTGGAGTTAGCGATTGGGGTAGTTAACCCGCGCAATATGGCTGGTTTACGGAATAAGGACTTAATTCAAGCTACCGCGCAAAACTGGTTCGGCGATGGCTCGGATGGCGATGTTGTGATAACCGGTAATACCACCTTAACCCGCGATATGTATTATCGCAATCTTACTATTGAGAACGGCGGGGTGCTAAACGCCGCCAGTTTTCGAATAAGGGTAAAAGAGACTTGCAGTATTAAGAACGGCGGCAAGATACATAATAACGGCGGCGATGGAGGCGATGGCGGAGCGCCGACTGCGGGAGCGGCTGGCGCGCAAGTGCCTGCTGGCTCTTTGCCTCGCGGTTCTGCGGGTAAACCCGGCGGTGCAGGGGCTGGTGGTTCAGGTGTGCCCGGCGATGGACAAGACGGCGACAGCGTTAGTAAATCGATTGGTTCAGCTGGTGTTGGCGGCGGCGGCGGTGGTAGGGGATATGCTAATGCCGGAGCAGGAGGCAACGGAGGGTCGCAGATAGGCACAGCGTATAATTTGCCTCTTGACCCTATTTCCGCCACTTTGCTTTTTGATACCCAGCCAAGCCCTGCCGCTTTAACTGGTTCAGCTGGTTCTGGTTCAGGCGGCGGTGGCGGTTCAGGGCCGAGTTCTTCAGCTTATTCTGGAGGAGGCGGCGGTTCAGGAGCAAGCGGCGGCTTTGTGTGGCTCGCGGCCCGCAGATTGATGTTAGACGGCGCTATCGAAGCTAAAGGCGGTAAAGGAGGTAATGGCGGAGACGCAAGCGGCACTTATAATCCCAATATCGACCAGTCATTCAAAGGCGGCGGCGGCGGCGGTGCTGGAGGACCCGGCGGAGTAGTGGTGTTAATTTACGGCCAGAAAACAGGCACAGGCACGATTGATGTTTCCGGCGGGGCTGGAGGCGCTGGCGGACAACCGCTTGGCGGTAATGCCGGTTCACCGGGAGCTAATGGTCCTGATGGCAAAGTATGGGAAGTACAAGTTTTGTCGAGTTAAAATGTAGTATAATTAAGCTATGGCATTAAGAGATTTTGTTAAAAAAATTACATCGCCGTTTACTACACCGCCTTCACCAACGCAAACTTCTACATTGGCTGTTTTGCCTTATGCGATAGGACAGGCGGTGCAAAGGCTGGGGCAAAAGATTTTACCGACCGCAGCAGCGCCGGTGATAAGACCGGAGGGCGTGCCTACTCTTGAAGCTCCGGGTCCTTCATACCCCGTGCCGATTAGTCAATATCAGGCGCAGACAGGGCAGACCATTTCCCGATTGAATGTAGCTTCTGGTTTTGGCCCGGAATATGCCCAGCGTTTTGTTGAGGCTAAAGGTTTAGGTTATGCGCTGCAGCCCATTTCGCGGCCATCTTCTCCTGCCCCTGCTCCTACAAGCCCTGCGCCTACCTACTATCAGCCTGCTGTCACGCCTCGACCCTCTACTTCTGCTCCCGCTCCTACTACTTTGCCCAACCAAGCTATTAATGCTTCAAGTCCGTTATATGTCCCGCCGCCGCCCAAAGTTGCTCCTTCCGGTCAGCCGGGCGTTTCGGCCAGCATTCTTCAACCGGTTGCTCCTTCAGGTCAACCCGGTGTCTCAAGCGGTGTAGCGGCTCATACTGGTTTACTGGGCGGGGTAGCTGCTGGTGTAGCGCTGCCTTCTTCAGCCGAGCAAGAGGAAAAGAAGAAAACTTATACCATTAAGCCGGGCGATACCCTTTCCCAGATTGCGAGGCAACAAGGCGTTTCGCTGAATGATATTTTGAAAGCTAATCCGCAGATTACGAACCCCAACCTGATTAGAACAGGCGCTGTCATTAATTTGCCGACTTCCTCCGCTCCATCCGCCGCTCCATCTATCAAATTGCCGCAGGCGGTCTCCCCGCAAGGAGTGGTGGACTTGGAACAAATTAGTCAGGGATTAACTCAAGTAAAAGACTTGCTGAAAAGCCCGCTGTCCCGGCAAACAGCAAGCGAGGTCAATAATTATCTTGAAAATACCAAACAAGTTTTGTATCAAGCGCAGGCGGCGCTCAACCCAGCGCTTCAAATGGTTGAACCTATGCCCCTTGTCCCTCAAGAGGGTCTTCAAAAAGAGGGGCCGGATTTTGTGGCAAAGTGGGAAGAAATAGCGAGGGAATATGGATTACCTGACCAGATTAAGCAGATAGAGGATATGCGAACCAAGATTCTGGCCGAGAGTCAGGCATATGATACTCTGATGAAAGATATTCAAAGCGACCCCGACTT